ATAGGTGTTTTCTATCCGTAGAAGCTCTGTATCCGCTTTGCGTCGGTAAAGCTCTGAGTGCTGCAAGTTGTCGTGCTTTACAAAGAGTTCCTGACAAGCCCTGTAGACCAGATAGCGGTGGTGTGCAGGTGGGAACTCAGGGACATCGGTGTCCTCGATGAGTCGATCAGGACGGTACACAAAGCGTACCTCCACCAAGTAGTCGTCATCCTGCCGAGGGTAGAGACGCACTCGTTTGTAGTGGCCGTCGTTCTCAGGCAGCCGTCGAGAGTTAGCCAAGTAGTCAGTAGCAACAGCCAAGTCATTGATAAGGATAGTGCCCTCGTCAATGTCAGCGTTGGACACTTGATAAAAAGCTTGGCTGTTTGTGGTCCTGAGATAAAACCGCTTGAAGATTCCTGAGTTTGTACCTGTGTTTTGAACAGTTGGTGTTGGTACGTTCAGGACAAATCCAGCAAGAGCAGTAGTGACTTCTGCCTCTGGAGATGGAGCACTTTCTTTGTTCTTATGAAGAAAGGTGTATTTAACATAATACGTCCCAGGAGTAGACCAGGTAGCACCTGCTGCTGCTGCAAGAGTAGGCTGCAACACAGGCTGAGTCATGGTCACATCGTCGTAGATGAGCCAGTCAGTAGGAAGCCCAGTGGAGCTAAGGAGCAGGGAATACTCCTCATCGCGAGCACGGGACAGATATTCAAAGTGTGCTGTTGTCCCTTCTGTGGGGCTACGAATACCAAGAGACAAGACCTCGTTGCAGTCTTCAGGCATGTCGATGAATCGCTGCTTGATGACTACTGTCAGACCTGCTTTGTTCTGGGTAGAAGAAAACGCTTCAAGATACAGAACGCCAGTCGTTGACTTTGCAATGACATACTCGCCATTGTTGGCAGCGGCTGCACCTTTGATTTCAACAATCGCACCTTCCATCCAGTCTAAGAATGGGTTGGATGCACTGGTGATTGTGTTTTGGCTTGTGTTGATAACGCCATCTGTGACCGTCACATCTTTGTAGACCTGTACTTCCTCAGTCTCTTGGGCAAACTTCCAAGGACGGTCGGTGAAGAAGTCTAAGTAGAGTTCATTCAGAATACGTGTGACCTCATCTCTGTAGGTCTGCACGTTGGGGTCATAGTCTACGATAGACCCAACCATGTCTCTCATCTCAGCGAGGTTCATCAGAACTCCATGCAAATAGGGCGAGCACCCAAGTGGATGCCCGCCCCAAGTTTAGCACGCGGGCTGTAGTCTACAGCTTACGGAAGATGTACATGGTGACAGTGCCACCAGCAAGATCGTCCAAAGCAACGCCAAAGCAAGGAAGTGTTGCACCGGCAGCAGAGTCATCTACCTCGCCAGAAGCAGCAGCATACAAAGCTTCACCAGCGGTAACGCCAGCAGCGCAGTTCACACCCTCGATGTAGCCTGCAACGCAGACACGAACTCGCTCTCCTGCTCCACTTGCAGCCTCAAGTGCCACACCAATAGCAGCAGCAGAAGCATCGCTTTGCACGATTGTACGAGCCTGAGCCTCACCAGTAGCAGTGACATCAAGCTTTACAACATCGCCTGCAACGATAGCGCCACCGGAAGAAAACTCAACAACGTCGGCTTTCGCACCAGCGACAATGCTTACATCATCAGGGGAAGTCTTACCATGATTCAAATGACCGAATGACATTGTCTAAGCCTCCGCATCTACGAGCAAACCGAGGCTTGCAAGGTGATCAGCAACAAGCTGAGTACGAACGAACATGTGAGCCTCACGAGCAGCAAATCCGCTCTTGTGCTCAAAGTCCGTCATCTCGAAGTTAGCATCGGAATCAAACACAACCTTCATGCTCTTGGTGTTCAAGAAGTACATGGAAGGAGTGTTAGCACCAACAGCGTGTCCGAGGTTGTTCTCAACGTACATCAGAGCGCCGTTGTAAGCCAGTGCGAGGCGTCCTGCATCGAGGATTGTCTCTTTCGGCATGTAGCGTTCTTGAGCCTGAAGGGTGTTCTTGTACAGACGGTACGAGGTGGGGCTTGCAAGAATCAGATCCACAGAACCTTCAGGTGCGTAGATTTGAGTCTGAAGCATCAACTCAGCCATTCCGTTCAGACCGTTGGTAGCAAAGGTTCCACCACCAGCAGAAACGTCAAAGCTCTGGTTGTTCCAGTTGCTGGAAGCGTAGGTGGTCTTGGACAGTCCACCAACAGTGTTGGCCTGACCAGTTCCAAATGCGCCTTCTTCCAGCCAACCCGTAGCGGTGTTCACACCGTTCAGGGACTGAAGCTCAGTCAGAGTTGCAGAAGTTCCACGGATGGTCTGGAGTTCCCACTCACGCTTGAGCATTCCGAGAACCGACTTCATACGAGAGTCAGCAATCGAGATGACAGCGTTCTCACCACGGTTGGAAAGCTCTTCCTTCTTGGTGATGACGATGGGAGCTACAAAGTCGCAGAACTCGAACTCGGGCGAACGCAGAACGTCAGCCACGGAGGACGAAACAGCCTCGTAACCAGTGGAAAGCTGGGTGATGTTGGAGTGCTCAGCAAGGATTGCTGCGCGAGTAATGCGTTGACCACCATTAATAATCTCAACGCCACCTGCTTTCTTGATGTGATCAAGAAGAGGTACCGTCTGGAAAAGGTTGTCCAACGCCTTCTTAGACCGCGCACGGGCGGTTGAGCTAAGAATATCGTTTTGGATAGCCATGATAAACGAGTCCTATTGGGCCAGAAGGCCAGGGAAAAGATAGAAAGACTTGCGGTTGTCCCAGTCGGGGCCGGAAGACTTTGCTTGTCCTGTCAAGGGGCTCTCGTCTTCAGTGCAAACAATAGCAAAGAAGAATGAAGTGGGCAAATATCAAATCTTGACTTTGCCCTTGTTCTCCCGAATCCAGTTGTAAATCGCCACTGGATCGTCCTTCTCCATGATGTGCTTGGGAACACCACCAACAGAACCACGAGATGCACCGCCAACCTTTAGGCCAGCCTCACGAGCAACCTTCTTGTAGTTTGCCAAGTCAGCCTCTTGGGTCTTCATGTCTTCTGCAAGCTTGCGACCCTTGACCTGCCAGTAGGCTTGCTCAAGGTTCATGTGCTTGTGCTCTTTCAGCACGTCAACAATCTCACCCTTGAACGTTTCAAGGTCAGGATGCTGTGCCTTGAACGTCTCAAGCTTGTGCTTCTGCTGCTGGAGAACGTGAGCCTGACGCATAGGCTCCATCATCTCCGTCATGCGTCGAGCGACTTCCTGCTCAATGCGTGACTCGAATGACTTGGTGTCGTAGGGATCAAAGTCCTTGTTCTCGGTAGCGGCTTTCTCGGAGACAGACTTGTAGAAGTCGGACTCAAACAACGCCTTCTCACGAGCGTGAAGTGCAGCCTTTGCGTTTTCCAAGGCTTTCTTCTGGTCGGACAGTGACTGCGTTTTCTTTGTGAATGAAGAGCGCAGGTTGTGGAAAAGCTTCTTTGCTTCAGGAGACAAGTCCTGCATGACAGCTTTGTAGTCCACGCCCTTGTAGTCTTCTTCTGATTTGAAAATCTCATCATCAAGTTTCTCAGAAGCAAACTCGTCAATCGACGGGGTGGCCGCTTCTTCCGTAGCCGGGGCAGCCTCCTGCTCAGGGGCCGACTCCGTTGCAGGGGCCGCCTCAACGGCTGGGGTTTCTGGTGCAGCAGGTGCTGCGGTTTCTTGTGGTGCTTGTGCTTGTGCCTCGGACATTTACATCCTCTCCATCATTAGGGCTTCCATTTCTCCACCGCCCGGACCCTCTTCCACGACGGCTTCCATCTCAAAAGGTGCAGCATCTTCAGAAGGTTCTTCAGGTGCTTTTTCTTCTGCTTCTGATCGCAGAAAAGTCTTGAAGGACTGGTTGTTGGCCAGCGTGTCCAGTCGAGCTTGGATCTCTTCCAATCCTGCAGAATCCGTAGCGGAAGCCACGTCGAAAGACAGACGCTCTAAGCCAGCAGCATTAGCAGCATCAGCCACCATCGCAAGCTGTTGGACGAACTCGGTTGGTAGTGGTCCATCGAGATCGGCTGTAAAGGAGGGATAAGCAGGGAGGTCGAAGAGAGGCAAGACACCGTTGAGGGAGTCCACGAGGGCATTGAGATCACCTACAGGATAGTCTCCAGACGGAGCCATTTCCTCAAAAGCAGTTTCACGGGCAGCATCAGCTTCACGGGCACGAGACATCAAAGCTTCTTCTTGGGGCAGCATTTCAGCCATTTCAGGCCTCCTTAGCGGCATCTTGTGCCAGCGTTCCTTGTTTTTTCATTTCAGCAATAGAGAAAGTCTCTGCAACTGCACGACTCTTATCACCTTCAAACTTCCTCATGTTGGCTTTGTAACGCGCAATGTTAGCATCCTGCTGCTTTTGGTGGGCAGACTGGCGCTGTAGAGTGTCCTCGACAAAGTGTTTGTCGAAGTCCCCAGTCGATACAAGGCCTTTCTTTTCCATGATGGCTTCCCGTTGCATCGAGGTCTGGTAACGAGCACCAAGGCCACGATCGTAGAAACCGTCAACACCGTATTTGCCCGTTTGGTCACCCCAACGACCCGGCGTCGAAGCTGGAATCGAGAGTTGTTTGAGGGCAAGCTTCCCGCATTCTGGGCAGTCGATTGAATCAGGCACCTCCTCCTTGGGCAAGAAGAGCGCCTCATGCACATGCTCTCCACAGAAGTAGTCGAACAGCGGCATTACTTCTTCTTCTTCTTAGGCTTGAAGGAGCCAGTCTTGCTCTTCATGGCTTTGTACACAGATGGCTTGATTGTAGACTTAGCTTTAGAGCGGCTGGTCCCTGCCTTCTTTCGTTTATTGATATTCGCGTATAGTCCTTTCGGCATTACTTGGTGCTCCTTGTGCCTTTGCATTTCCAACGCTTGCGACTAAGCCGCAGCGGACTGTTGGGATCCTTAGCAGCCTTTGGGTGACTCTTCATCTGACCAGCAGAACGAGCGCAATAGGAGTTGCCTTTCTTAGTACCAGGCTTGACCTTGGCTCCTTTCTGGCCATACGACACCTTCTTGCCTGAGGCTGTGCGTTTTACCTTGGCTTTTCCCTTTGCTGGTCCTCTTCTGGTCGGCATTAGTTTTCTCCTACTGAGTGAATCCTACACCACCACCCAAGAGCATGTCAGACACGTTTTGAGGCGTGGGGGTATTGATGAGATCCTGCGCGGTGGGTGGCTCATCAGGGTTAGAAACGCCAGGAATCCCTGCACTACCCTGCATCTGCTGCATCTGCTGCATCTGAGCCTGTGCTGCCTCAAGGAAAGTCTCAGGAAGACCCATGGTACGCACGATTTCCTCCAGAATCTGGATGTTTGGCACGCCCAAAGCCTGCAAAAGTTGTGCGTTTTGCAGCAATCGCTGCTCACGGATGGCCTCAGAGATAGGCGTAGAAGCCTGATCTGCTGCGAAAATCTGGAAATCACCCGTCAGATCTTCAGGTTTTACCGTCTGAGCCTCGCCATCCAGTAGAACCATGGTGGGAATCTTGGCTTCTTCAATGAACAGCGCAATCATCAGCAGGTAAACACGGCCCATCATCTCGATTGCTCCGTCTCGCTCACGAGCCATTCGGCCAATCTCACTCGTTGTGTACGCTGCCAGTGCTGCAATCTCCGTTGCAGTCGCCTTTGTAGCCTCTCCACGAGTAAATGCTGCGGTGACAGAGCCCGAATCCTTGTCTCGAATGACATCTGCCATGTACCGAGAGACTTCAGCGGGGAGATTCTGGTGTGGAACGGGGCGGATAATCGTGTCCAACGGGTCATCTGCCTCTACCTCTACAAACAAACCATCAATGCCGCTGGTAACCTGAGCCATCTCATCGTCGGTCATGGCCCCTTTCTTCACCAGCCACTGCCGAGAAGCCTTCCGAACAGCGTTTGCTTGGAAGGAACGGATGATGTTCATCTCATACAACTGGTCATATATCCGTTTAATAGCCGAATATCCGTGCATCGGCTGGTCAGGAACACGGTTGTAGTACAGCGGGACAATCGGAGGATGCGGTTGGTCTTCAGCATCGCGGAAAGGAATGAACTCAGCACTGTCGAGCCACTTGTCTCCACGCTCAGGACACCACCAGTACAGCTTGTCCTCCACCATATCGTACATCTCAACGATCTTGACGTACTTAAACATGGGAGAAACAGGGGATTCACGCTCACTTTGAGGCGTGTAAGAGTCGTATGCGTCCCCATTGTGCTGGTCAAAGTAGCCAATCAACTCGCCACCGATGTCGTCAAACTTCCCACCGAATCGCTTCTTGGCTTCCTGCACAGTCATATAGTAGCAATGACCCACAAACCGCTGAGTATCCCAACGAGCAGCATCCCGATCCACAATGATCTGCCAAGGAGGTACAGCCACAGGTAGCACCCTTTCATAGATGTTCTCCCGTTCAGTGACCGTCAGCTTTAGGAAGCTCATAGGGTAGATGAGAGCCATGCGTGAGGCGTTCTCAATCTCGTTTCTGCTGCCAAGAAGAAAATGATTGATGATGCTCTGTGACTTGTCGGCATTGCCCTTACCAAGGATTCCGTTCTTTACAGAAACAGCAGGGTTTTTGGCAAACAAGGAAGCCTGAAAGGACTCGATGTATCCATACCCATCGTTGGTCTGAATGCGAATCTGGGTGTCTACTTGCAACTCTTGGTCGGCTTCATCCCAGAAGTCCATCTCGTAGACCGACTTGTAGCGCAACATCTCGTCACGACGGTCTCCCCAGTAGTTGTCATGTGCATCGAGAATGACTCTCAGATCTTCTGGCTTCATTAGTAACTACCCGTCTTGTTCCCACCCCTGACGTTCCAGGGAAGTGTTCGTGTGGACTTCTTGGCTTTCATTGCAGCAATATGCCGTTCCATCATCGCTCTCTTGACAGAGTGAGACACAACCAAAGGCATCTTCTCAAGCAAGTAATAGCACAGCGCCATAGAAATCGTCACATCATCATTCTTCCTCTTAGCCGCTTGAGGCTTGTCTTTGATGTAGACAATCGTCTTCAACTCTTCCAAAACGTGCTGATCAAGGGCAGTAATCACGCCACTGTCCACCACATCCTTAATTGCCTGGAACATCAGAGGTCTTGTGCCCACAGAAGTTCTGAACGGCTTACCGTTCTTGTCCTTGTAGAGGTTCCTGACCTTGAGTTCTTTTAGGCGGTGGATGACCCACATGCCATTCCCATTGCTCTCTACAATCACTCTCGGCTCATTGTATCGCTTCCAGATGTCCACAATCTTCTCAGCAAGCTTAGATGGCGGCGTGGTGTTGCTGATGAAGTGGTAAACAGGCTGTCTTGTAGAAGCTGAAATTACTGTAATCGCAGAAAAGTCTGTCTTCTTGCCAAGACCACTGCCAACATCCACACCCAGAACATACGCCTCACCAGGATCTGGAGGGCAATACTGTCGATGCTCATGGCTTCCCATGTTCAGGGGCTCAATCTCATCCAGTGCTTCAGCATCAAAGAACTGTACGCCACTGGACCTAAACGCCTCCTCAATCGTAGCAGGGTACTCACGAATAAACTTGTCCTGCCCCAGCGTCTTCAACTGCTGACGACGCCAAAACAACTGCTCTACCGTAAGCTGATGCTGCTCCTGCACCATCTTCTCTACCTGCGTAGGGATATACCAACCCGGCAACTCC